GGCCGCACCTACGTCGGCAACGACCTCTCGGCCGAGCAGGTCAAGGCCAACGGGGAGCAGGCCGACGACCTCGCCGCGCGCTCCATCCTTGACCGCACCGCCGTCAGCTGGTCCGTGGGCGACTCCGCCGACTGGGTAACCGAACTTGAGCCTGCGTCCGCCGACCTGATCTTCACCTGTCCCCCCTACGCCTGGCTTGAGCGCTACAGCGACGACCCCGCCGACCTGTCAACGATGACCGAGGCCGGGTTCGCGGACGCCTTCACCCGCATCCTGACCGGCGCTTCGGCCGCCTTGCGGAAGGACCGGTTCGCGGTCATAGTCATCGGCGACGCCCGCGATAAGTCCGGCCGCCTCGCCGACCTGCACGGCATGACCGTGGCCTGTGCCGCCAAGGCCCGGCTCGCGCTGCACACCACGGCGATCCTCGTCACCGCCTGCGGCAGCCTCCCCGTCCGCGCCGGGCGCCAGTTCGAGGTGAGCCGGATCCTCGGCTCAACCCACCAGGATGTCCTCGTCTTCGTCAAGGGCGACCGCAAGCGCGCCGCGAAAGCATGCGGGGACGTTGACGTCCACGTGCCCGACGCCGTGGCAGACGCATGGGACGGCACCTGACCAGCGCGTTTGGCTGGAGTAAGAGGTGCCTCCGGTGGTACTCCTGGGTCATGGGACTTGCGCGTGAGCTATCAATGGGAACCCGGCGGCCGAACCCCCACCGGGGCAACACCGGGGACTACGCGGAACTCCGCCGCCTCACCCGGGCAGCATCCCCGGACCTCACCGTCTTCCGCGCCGTCCTTGAGCGCGTCGGCGGCACCCGCGAGCGGATGCGCTTCGCCGAGGGCGTCGTCTACGCCGAGGCATGCCAGAGTTACCGGGAACTCAGCGGCGAGGACTTCGGCCCCCGCATTGGCACCTACTGACAGCACGACCCGCCCGGCTGTTTCCCCGAAGCCCATGGACGACCGAAGCGGGGTGACGTCATGCCCCGCAAGCGCACCATCGAGGACCGCGAGCGCGACGCCAGCGCCGTGGAGCTTCGCCGCCGTCACCTGAATTACAAGCAGATCGCCGTCCAGCTCGGCTACGCGTCCCTGTCCTCGGCCTACGACGCCGTGCACCGCGGTCTCGCGGACCAGACCGCCGAGGCCAGCGAGCAGGTCAAGCAGATGGAGCTAGACCGCCTCGACGACATCGCCCGCGGCTTCCAGCGGGTGTTCGCGACGAAGCATTACGTGGTGTCGGTCGGCGCCGGCAAGGTCGTCATGGACCCGCAGCGTCCCGGCGAGCCGCTCATCGATGACTCCCCGGTCATCCAGGCAGGCCTGGCGCTGCTGCGGGTNATGGAGCGCCGGGCGAAGTACCTGGGCATCGACGCGCCGGCGCGGACCCGTGTCGAGGTCATCGGCGAGGACACCGTCGACTCCGAGATCAAGCGCCTTGAGTCAAAGCTCGCCGCTAATGACCGCGATCATTCAGGCACCCCCGGATAAGCTGCGCCGCCTCCGCGAGCTGCAGGAGATGGCCCGGAAGTCCTTCGACCCGCGGGCCCGGTGGCGCCTTACCGCCCGGCCTGACCAGCTGCCCCCCGATGGTGACTGGCGCATCTGGTACATCAGGGGCGGCAGGGGAAGCGGCAAGACACGGGCCGGCGCACAGGCTCTCGCCGACTGGATCCTGTCCGATCCCGAGCCGGGCGACTGGGGGATCATCGCCCCGACCTACCGGGACGCGTGGACAACCTGCGTCGAGGGTGATTCGGGCGTCCTCGCCGCGCTCGGCACCACCGCCGGCGAGGTCAAGAACGGCACGTCAGGGATCGTTGCCTACGCTCACCGTTCCTACGGTGAGATCGGGCTCCGCAGCGGCCACGTCATCCGCGTGGACTCCGCCAACGACGGTGCCCTTCGCGTCCAGGGAAAGAACCTCAAGGGCGCCTGGTGCGATGAGGTCGGCCTGTGGGCCAAGTGGCAGACCGCGTGGGATGAGTCGATCAGCTACGCGGTCCGCCGCGGCGTGTCCCGGATCATCGCCACGGGGACGCCGAAGATCTCCCGGCCTGCCGCGCGGCTGGTCCGGCGGCTGCTCAGCGGCGAGCCGGGCGTGGTCGTCACCCGGCTGCGCACGGTAGACAACCTGGAGAACCTGTCCGACGCCTTCTACCGGGCGGTCGTGGCCCGGGCCACGGGGACGCGCCTGGAACGCCAGGAGCTCGAAGGCGAGCTTCTCGACGACGCGGAGAACGCGCTGTGGTCGCGGGCGATGCTGGAGTCGATCCAGCTGGACGAGATCCAGCTCGCGGCTGAGGGCATGCCGCCGCTGCGGTCGGCCTGCGTCGGCGTCGACCCCTCGGACGGCACCGAGGAATCCGACGAGCAGGCGTTCACCGTCTGCGGCCAGGGACCTGACGGCCTTCTGTACGTCACCGAGTCGTACGGCGGCCGGATCGGCCCGGTGCCGTTCCTGAGGCTTGCAGTGGACGCCGCGGTGCGGTGGAACGCGTCCATCGTGCTGGAGAAGAATCACGGCGGCGCCTACCTGGTGGAGACCCTGCGCCAGGTGATGAAGGACATGGGCGTCTCGGTGCCCTACCAGGTCGTTCACGCCAGCCAGGCCAAGCGGACCCGCGCGGAGCCGGTAGCGGCGCTGTACGAGCGCGGCGTGGTCCGCCACGTCAACGGGCCGCATGTCGAGCTTGAGGACCAGCAGGTCACTTTCACGGGCGCGGCTGGCGAGCGCAGCCCGGACCGCCTCGACAGCTTGTGCTGGGCCGTGACCCCGTTCCTGAACTACACCTTCGACTTCAGCGGCAGGCCGCAGCTGAATGGCCCGCGCAAGTGGGCAGCCACGACGGACCTGCAGCGCATCGGCCGTGACCGCTCCGACGTGATGCGCCAGCGGGCCGGTCAGCCTCCCCGCGACCAGGCTGATACGTGGGACATGGACTCGTTCGCCCCGCAGGAAGACGCCCGGCCGGCGCGGCGGAACGTCAGGGCGTGGCGCTAGCATCGGGACGTGCTCACGGTCCTCGCTGTCATCGGCGCTTCGGTCCTGGGCCTGTTCGCCGCTGGCATGGGCGCCTTGACCGTCCAGTTCTGCTTCGGCCAGAGCCCGGAATCCCGTGAGGCGCGCCGTGCCGGCGCTGAGACAGTGGCCATGTTCGTGTTCTTCGCCACCGCCATCGGCGATATGGCCGCCTGGCACCTGATCACGTCAGGGCGCTAGCGGTATACCTATTCGGCCGCAGGCGTGAACCGCGCAGCCTCGCGCTCCACGTCCGGCACGTCTTCCCCGCTTTCCAGGATCAGCGACGCGGCCCGCGTGAGCCGGTTGGCCAGCATGAGCGCCTGCTCCGCGGTCAGCAGCCCGTCCACGAGGCCTTCCTCGTCGGACATCAGCAGCCCGACCATGCCGGGGTCGTGCCCGGCCTTGCCGCAGTCATCGCAGGCGAACGCGCCGTCTGGCGCGTAGACGTGCTCGATGGCGATGGTGGTCTCGCCGTCGTCCAGGTGCAGGTGCGCGATCGTGCGCGTCCGCAGCGGGATGTCCTCCGGGTCGTGCTCGGTCATGACCTCTCCTCGATTGCGAGCCGGGCGGTCGCTAGTGCCGCCTGCATTGTGGTGCGGTGGAATATCAGCAGCCACGGCAGCGCAATGGCTAGCGCGAGCTCGTCAAAGGGCAATACAGGTATCTGAACCATGCCGACCAGGAGCAGGATCCGCAGCGCCAGCGGCAGCTCCCGTGACGTCGCGAGGATCCGCGCGGCTTTCAGGGCTACGCGCACCGACCGGGCTGCGAGCTTGAGGCCGATCCACGCGAGGTCGTCAAGGCTGGTCGGGGTGCGCGCGACTAAGGCGTCTGCCCTTCCGCTCATTGCTGCGATCATGATTTGAGTATACCGGTTATGACCTGCTGATACACGCTCCCGGCGAGTTTCCGTATACTCGTGTCCATGACAAGGGGCAGGCCGCTGACGACCGATGGCAGGCGTGCCAGCTTCACGGCCCGCCTCAGCGAGGCCGAGGCTGAGGCAGCCGAGAAGGTCATCGAGGCCAGCGGCCAGTCCCGCTCCGAGTGGGTGCGGAACCTCATCGTCGCCGCGTCATCGCCTGAGCCTGCGCGAGCCGTGCAGTCGCGGCCGTCGCTGCGCTCCTGTGATCCCTGCATCCACCGTGTGCCCGCAGGCGCCTACTGCAAGAAGTGCGTAGCAGCTAACGGAGGCTGACCGGTGACCACTCCAGCCGGCCCGGTTCTCTACACCGCCCTTGTGGACCTGAACGTGAAGTCGGCCTACGCGAACTGGCACTGCAGCGCTGGCCAGAATCTGCCCCTGATGCCCGGCGCGTACTCCACGCAGCTGCTGATCGACAACGGCTCGATCGAGCTGGCGCCCCCTGGAAGTTCTGACACCTGCACGCCGCCGCGCGTCGTACGTGGCGTCCCGGGGCTTCATATCGGGGTGAGCAACTGAAGGGTGGGACGGCCGGCCGGGGAATCGAACCCCGGAAACCTACCGCTCTCGACCGTCCCGTGGGATCCCGCGGCCCATCTGATCGTAGCTGAGCCGCGAGGGGAGTCACCTCGTGGCCGACTCCCCGGCGCAGAAGGTCGTGGCGTTCCCGAACCTGAAGCCGGGCGTGAAGCGCGCCATCATGAGTGGTGAGGTCGGCTCGTCTTTTGATGCCGGCGAGCGGATGTTCGCCGGGTACAGCGACAATGCCGTGCTCGACTACGGCACGTACAACGCCCGTGATTACGAGGTCATGCTCCGCAAGGACGGCCAGGCCGCAGCCATCGAGGCTGTGCTGACCCTTCCGATCCGGCAGGCATCGCGCGCGATCGAGGCGACCAGGGACGACCACGGCGAGGCCGAGTTCTGCCGGTCCGTACTGATGACCCCGCATACCGGCGGCGGCATGAAGACGCCGCTGCAGGATGTCATCGGTCAGCTCACTAGCGCCCAGACTTTCCGGAAAGCATATTTTGAGAAGGTTTTCGACGTTCGCGACTCGGATGGCAAGATCGTCTACGAGAAGCTGGCGTTCCGCCCGGCCGCGACGTGCGAGCAGAAGCGGGACCCGCAGACCGCAGCGCCGATCGGCTTCCGCCAGCAGGTCTGGATGTTCGGCGGCGAGCCCATGACGGCGTCCACCGCGAGGCAGAAGTACCCCGGCTACGTCGAGATCGACCAGGTGCGCTCGTTCGTTTACGTAAATGGCAAGCACCGGCAGCCGCTTCTCGGCACGTCTGAGCTGGAACTCACGTATACATGCTACCTAACTAAGCTAAAACTGCTCTTTTTGTGGTTTCAGTACCTTGAGGCACAAAGCCTCCCGAAAGTCATCGTCTATGGCCAGTCCCAGCCGCAGGCCAACGAGCGCGCCGACGACGTGGCCTCCATGCGCGCCAGCGGCATCGTGGGCTTCGAGCGCACCGGGCAGCCGGGCGACAAGACCTTCGACATCCTCGAGAGCGCCGGGAAGGGCGCGGATCAGTTCAATTCCGCGCTCAGCTTCCTGGAGACCTGGCAGACCTCCAGCGTGCTTGCCGGGTTCATGGGCCTGTCATCCCTCGCCAGCCTCGGCCGCGGCTCCCTGGCCCTGTCGCAGGACCAGTCGGCGTTCTTCCTGAAGTCCCGGCAGGCTGTCACCGCCGAGATGGAAGTCGCGATCACCCATGACGTGATCGCCCCTCTGGTGACCCTGAACTTCGGCCCCGGCGCCGCGTACCCGGCGTTCAAGTTCGGGCAGCTCACCGACGAGTCCGACGCCGCCGTGGTCGGCCTGTTCCAGGCGATGTCAGTGGCCCCGGCGCTTCAGGTGCCGGCGGGGATCTTCGACATCATCATTGAGCGGACCGCGACGGCGCTGAACCTGGACCAGGGCGCGGTGGAGCAGATCGTGAAGGAAGCCGCCGCGCAGCGCGCGGTGCAGGCGACCGCGACTGCGCCTCCGGGTGTGCCGCCTGCTGCTGCTGCGGGGATCGGGCAGCTCGCGGGGGCTGCTGACGCTGCGGCGAGGATTTATAAGAAGGCGCTGAAGGACTCGTCGAACGCGCCGCTGCCGGAGAACATGTCGCAGCCGTTCGACGTGCCGAACCTGAGCTCCAGCACCCAGCTGCACTAGCGTGCGGGGCATGTGCTGCGGCTACGACCACCGGCTGGACGACCAGTTTGAGCGCATCCGGGAAATGGCCCTGGAGTCGGGCCACGCACCGGTTACCCCGCTCTGCAACGGCAGGGCAGCCGACCTGTCGCACCCAGACGGTCACCACGCCGGCATCGACGTGCCGATGGTCTACCACCGGGCTGCTCACGCCTGGATCTGTCCCGGCGGATGCCCGGGCATCCCAGGGACCGGCGGCTTCCGGCAGCGGCGACGCGGGGCTTACTGACGTGCCTCGCTAGGCGGGTGAATCGGTGCAGGCTCCGCCGTCCGGTGGGTCACCACCACCGCAGCCACCACCGCCTAAGCAGCAGGCACCACCGAAGCGGAAGCTCCCGCGCAGGAAGCCGCCGAAGCGGGCGGCTCCGCAGAAGAAGCCGCCAGCTCAGCAGCAGCCCCCGCCCGGCCAGCAGCCGCCACCGCAGCCCCCGCCAGCGACCCCGCCTCCCGCGGCGCTAGCCCCGGCCACGCTCATCGCCGCCATCCTCGCCGCCCTGTCCGTCGCCGTCACCGCAGCCGGGCTCGCGGTCGCCCTGGCCAAGATCATGAAGGCCGCGGGGATCGGCTACCTGGCACTCCGCGCCGTCTGCATCCTCATGATGTCGTGGCCCCAGGACCGCCTGGAGGGCACGGGACCGGCTCAGCGGGCAATCATCCGCGTCAACACCCTGAGGCGCGCCCAGTTCATGTGGGCCGCTTGCAAGAGGGTGCAGGCGGCCGTGGTCGCCGCGCGGTCGCAGAACGCGCCGCTCGGCCAGGCCGTCCGGGACGCCCTGGCCACGGAGAAGCGCTTCATGGCCATGCACCTGACGGCCAGCCAGCGCAGGGTCACCGCCGCGACGGCGGTCGACGGGATGGCTGAGGCATACGGGCCGCTGCTGTCGTGGAACGCCGTGATGGACTCGCGCACCACGGCCGAGTGCCGCGCCGCGGATGGCAAGTCGTTCTATGCGGCCAGACCACCCGCAATCGGGTATCCCGGCACAGTTCACCCGCATTGCCGCTGCACCGCCGGCCCCCCTCGCCGCGATGCCCCGATCCTTCCGTAGGCGGTGACCATGACCGCCGTAGCCGACACGATGCCCGGCTCGAAGCGGCCAGCCTCGGTCACTATCGCCGACCGGGTGAAGGCGCAGCTCCACCGCGACTACCCGCCGAACGCCCTGTCCTGGGTCAGCGACCTCACATGGTCGGGGCCGGTCAGCGTCCCGGCCGGGCAGATCGACCGTAAGACCGGCGACACCGAGTGGTCCGCCGCAGCGTCCGACAAGGCGAAACTGGAAACGTTCAGGAAGAGAATCGCGGCCGGGTGGCGCAAGCCTGTTGTCCTGGTCCGCGCCCCCGGCGCGAAGCTCCTGTTCGCCGTGGACGGACACACTCGCATTCTCAGCTGCACTGCGCTAGGCGTCCCGGTCACTGCGTACATCGGGACTGCGAAGACGGCGACAGGGCCATGGCGCAAGACGCACTCCCGGCAGCTGGCCGGCGACGGCGGCGCTGTTGAGCTGAGCGCGCAGACGCCGGTCCTGTCCACGGTTCACCACCCGCTCGGGTCGCCAGCCGGGCCGGGGCTTTTCTGGGTCAAGGGCCTTCAGCTCCCCGCGTACATTCAGAATATTGCGCACGCTCTGGAGCGAAACGGTCACGCGGAGTCGGAGGCGATCCAGCTAGCCATCGGCGCGTGCCGCCGCTGGGCATCCGGTGCCGGGAAGGTCTCGCCTGAGGTCCGCTCCGCTGCCGCGAAGGCGCTCGCCGGGTGGGAAGCCGACAAGGCCACTGCCCACTCCCACGCGAACGACGCTGACGGGATCGAGCTGGCCGGAGCATTTAACTCGGCACTGCACCCGCGGGTGGCCAAGGGCCATGGCAACGCAGGCCAGTTCGGCTCGAACGGCACGGCGCTGAAGACCGCCCCCGGTGCCAGCTCCGGCTTCAGGCCGGCCACCGCGGCGCCCGCGTCCACGATGAAACCCGGCCCTATCAAGGCACCCCCGCCCGGGAAGCCCGCACCGGAGCCGCCCGCCGAGGCTGCGCGGATCCGCCAGCTGCGCCTCCAGGCGAAGAAGGACCGGCAACTTGCCGGCAAGATCATGACTAAGGTGCGGGCCCTCATCCGGGTCCGCGACGGTTACGTCGCCGGCCTGAACACCGCCACGGGAGCGCCCAAGGCCGCAGGCAAGGCTCCTGCCAAGGCTGTCAGCGCGAAACGGAGCGCTGCGGCAAAGAAGGCGGCGGCAACCCGGAAGAAGAACGGCACCGTCCGGAAGAAGGCCGTCAAGTCGAGCACGAAATCTGCGGCGGCTGGCAAGGCTGCAGCGACTAAGTCCGCGAACGTGGCCAAGCTGAACGGCCAGATTCATACGCTGCGCGGTGACGCGAAGGCGCTGCTCAAGTCGGCCAACCACCTCGACGCGCTCGCCAGCAGCCTGTGACCGGGAAGAGCTGACGCGACGTGACCATGACGATGGGCGCCATGGTGGCAGGGCTCCGGGGAAAAACCGGGGATGCCATGGACAAGGCTTTCCTGGCGGAGATGATCCCGCATCACCAGGGGGCCGTGGACATGGCGAACATGACGATCTCCTCCGGGAAGCACCCGGAGCTCAGGAAGTTCTGCCAGGGCGTCGTAACCGACCAGACGAAGGAAATCGGCCAGATGCGGGCCATGGAAGCCAAGTGGGGATACGGGGGGCCGATGGAAATGTCGGAAGCAGCTCAGCGCGCCGGCGTCGATCTGGCCGCCACGCCCCCGCCTCAGCGGGCGGCAGCCCGCAGGAAGCTCGCCAAGGCCAAGGACGCCCTGCCCGATGGCAGCTTCCCTGTTCCCGATCTGGCGTACCTGAAGAAGGCCATCCGCGCTGCCGGCCGCGCCCCCGCGTCCAAGCGCTCGGCGCTGAAGGCGCTGATCCGCAAGCGCGCGAAGGCCCTGGGCGCCATGAACGAGCCGGGCGTCAAGGGCACCTGGGCGTTCGCTAACGACGACAGTGAGGCACTGGAGATGGCCACGATGACGCGCATGCCCAAGGTCCGCGGCGCCGCGGACGTCACTGTGTCCCGCAGCGGCCCCGGCACCG